ACACTGGTGAACTTTTCACCAATGCTGTACTCTTCAATCATAGGAATTGTACTGGTGTCATTACCAATGACACCTACTGCCTTAGTATTCGGTTTATCACCGCTCTGAGGAGTATAGGGAGTTAGAGAAGGATTATTAGATATTGCTACTTCATAATCCTCAGCTCCAGCGTAATAGACTAGAACATCTATGCTAGAGTTGACAGTGTTAGGAGCTTGGAGAGTATTCAAAACCCTAACTTGCAGAGTGCCCATATCAAGATCGAATTGCTGCCAAGCACTTTGCAACATATAAGGAAGTGTCATCTCAACCTCAGTGACTTCACGAATATCAACGATAGTTCTCATTGAATATACGGATGTCGCATTGGTGGGATCAGTTCCAAGAGCAGCTTTTGGAGACCACGTAATAAGTAGTCTCCCAGAATGATAATCAGTCTTAACAATCTTAAAGATAACCTTAATACCACCACGATACCGCCCAAAGGCATTAGTAACGTAGGCAAAAGGTGGAAACGTACGATATATAGCAGTAGCTGGTGTACCCAAGCCATTGCTATATTGATTGTACAACAAAAGGGGTCCCACCGCTTTCTTATATAAAGAATCACCAACATTTGCAGATGTAGAAAAAGTAAATGTGGTAAGGTAGGCGGGGACACTCTTAATATAATTCCAAGACATCTCATCAATATCAGTGCCTGCAAACCCTGGCAGGACGCTAACAGAAGGATCAGCAGTAATTGCGAGAGGTTCTGCTTGAGAAGTCCCCTCACAATTGCCAAAGTTGTGAAAAGGACGTAAGACCATAAATTGAGCTGGGGTAGTGAGGTTGGGCTTAGACCACCCAAAAGCACTAGCCAGATCTGACGAAGCTCGCAGAACCCAGGACGCAGGTCTCGCAATAGAAGAGAGCAATGGTACTCCAGCAACGGCCTCTGCGGCTCTAGAAGCGTACTTAAGAGCAGTAGAGATCGGTTTACCTTGAGCAATGGCTTCTTGCTCAGCTTCAGAACTAAGTTTCTGAGTCCTTCTCTTAGGCTTATCTCCTGATTGAGGAACTAGAGGAGCAGCAAATTCAGCGTTCAAAATAGAAATGAACATCTGAACTTCAACTCCAGTGGAACCAGAGGTACCAGTAGCAAGCACTGATAAAGGGGAAACGTAAATCTTCCCCCAATCCAAAATAGCAGAACTCACATTCATCCAAGGATCAGGACCGACCCAGGGAATCTCAATTTCAGCACTAGTATCTCGGCAATCCAATTCAACGTTAGGAGCCTGAGTTCTTTGTGTTAAATCAATGGTGTGCGCTGCTTCATAGGACAAAGGGCTAGCTTGCACAAAAGGTAAAACACTCATTAATAGGCGCCCAGCTTGAAACGGCTGTGCATTGATGACTAATTTAACCTTAAAAGTGCCCCTAAATAAATTATAACCTAACAACTTAGCTTGCCAGGCAGGAACACCAGTAGCATTAGATGTGGTGTAGGTCATAATGGGTGTATTAATAACATCGGAGGCTGTCCAAAAATAAGAACTAATTAAATATGGCTTAGCCAAAAATGATCTAATACTTGGTTCATCAACAGCTGAGACTGAAAGCCCAGTGACCCCAGACATAACCTTGGGGAAAGTGGTCCTGACAACATCAGCGTCGTCGACAAAAGTGGTGGTGATTTGTTGGGTAATAGCAGAAGAAGGTTCACCACCATGGTTTCCCATCCTTTCAATTTCTGATTCATTATTTGTATTGTTTTCAGTGATTCGGTACATTTCACAGTGGGAGATGAATCAATGTCCACTGCTATCAATTTTAGGGATATTGTGGGGCTGCCACGGTGCATCCCTTAGCTAAATAACTAACACCTAATTTCCCGATCTACAGCTGCTTTAAAATTGAAACTATACAGCTTTCGCAGGAGTGTGGGCTAATACATAGCCGGGGTGGTCCGAATCTTTGCTCTACATGATCGATGAGAAACAAACGGCGGGGGTTTTCCATAATACTTGACACTTGCATCTATAAATTTAGGCGCATACTTATCAAAGTATGATGGTGAGTGCAACGACAATTCATACAAGGCTTGAGTTAAAACCTCATACTCATTATCTGGGGGTGCGTTTCGTTTTGTCCAATATGGCATTTCCTTAATGGTATCAATGTCAAGCGGGGCTAGAACTGTTTTATCAGCCACATAAAATCCCCGCTTGAGGAAAGTACAAAATTTTAAATCACGAAATTGGGTACCCAGAGG